CCTGCCGCGTTGCCAACCGTGACCGTTCGCGTGCCATGCGTGCCGACCTTGATCGCATGGTCCACCGAGTCGTCACCAATCACGATCTCCCCCGCGCTGCTCTCAAGCGCGATAGTGCCCGTCGAGTCCACGCTGTAAGTTCCACCTGTCACGTTCGTCGTCATGTTGCCGTCAGTTATGAAATTATTTGCACTTATATCTCCATGAATCGTTAAATCATCATTCACAGTAAGTGTAGAGTTAGATGTTATATCCCCTGTAACATTCAATGTCCCTGCAACAACTGTATTCCCTGTATCTGAAGCAACTGTGAATTTATTTGTTGCTATGTCAAAGTCACCATCTACTCCCATTGCCTTTGTAACATTAAGTTCGTCATCCAGGGTAACTGCTGCATTAACATTCATCGCACCTTTCACTGTAACTGATTCATTTGCTAATGTAAGTAAATCTGGATCCGAAGAATGACCAACTGTTGTAGCAATGACATCCCCTTCTAAATTAGCTACTAGCACCCCCTTTGTTCCCTCAAAATTTCCATCTACTACTGTATCTCCTGCGGAGGTCAACATTGTAAACTTATTTGCGCTATCATCATACCCCATAAACCCAAAAAGTGGATTTGTTCCGTCATGGTAACTGAATCGAATACCTCTATCTTTATCGTCATTTGTTGCAGTTTCACCACCAAGGGTTATAATTGGATCATTAACCGTGACTGTTGTTGAATTGATTGTTGTTATTTGCCCATCTACCTGAAGGTCACCATCAAACGTAGTATCCTTGTGGATAGTCAAGGTCGATGACGTTGCGGTCAGCACCGATATCGCACCGCTATTGATAATCACCGCCCCATCCACCCCCTCCCCAGACTTCGCACCAGCACCGAGGATCAAGTTGCCTCCATTAAGGTTGCTCCCTCCTGCATTCTGTCCTGTGATCGTTGTGTCGCCACCAACCCCAGTGGCCACAGCTCGACCGATGGCATATGTGTCGCCGTCTTCCCCAAGAGTCTGGTGTCCTACCAGAGTGACCGCCTGGGAAGCATTCAGTGCGCCGTTGATCGTGGTCTCGGAATCTGCCACCCCAATGTTGACCGCTCCACCGCCAAGCGTCACCAGTGCAGTCGTCGTAGAGAAGAGGTCCACCGCCGTGCCTATTGTTGCGTCCGTAGATAATATAGTGTTTCCATCAATGGTAATATCACCACCAATTACTTTATTTGCTGTTAAGTCCCCGGATATTGTAGCATCATCGGGTAAACCGACCCTTACGTTAATATTTTCTCCATCTTTTGTAACGGTTGTCTCTATTTCATTTGATGTGCCTAGAAACTTCAGGGTATCTGTAAGGAGAGATACATCCTGTGGACCAGAATCACCATTTACCGTTAAAGTGGAGGCAATCGTAGCCGTCGATGCCTCTGTTAAACGACCTTGGGCATCTACAGAAAAAATAGGAACCTCTGTTTCTGAACCGTAAGTCCCTACATCGATACCTGTATCAGATAATCCAAGAGATACTTGTGAAGTTGAAACAGTTGATTCTATACCTGTGCCTCCTGCAATTGTAAGTGTCTCTTCACCTAATTGTAATGTATCGTTGCCCCCTGTATCTGCCGAGATTTGAAGAGTTGAGATTTTAGTAACTTCATCATCAACATATTTCTTTCGAGTCGCATGATTATCACCTGTTGGATCAGATGTGGACAATGTTAACGAACCATTTATCGTTGTATCATCATTCACAGTAAGTGTTGAATCAATGACTACAGCTTCTTTCACATCAAGTAATCCTTTCACAGTTGTTGTATCGCCTGCTTTAGAAATAGTTACAGATCCTCCACCAGTAGCAAGAGAAGTAGTCCCTGTTGAATCGAATGTAGATACGGATGTATCACCTGTAACATCAAGTGTTGTTCCAATTGAAGCAGCATTAATCACTGTTAAGTTCCCTGATATTGTAGCATCATCGGGTAAACCGACCCTTACGTTAATATTTTCTCCATCTTTTGTAACGGTTGTCTCTATTTCATTTGATGTGCCTAGAAACTTCAGGGTATCTGTAAGGAGAGATACATCCTGTGGACCAGAATCACCATTTACCGTTAAAGTGGAGGCAATCGTAGCCGTCGATGCCTCTGTTAAACGACCTTGGGCATCTACAGAAAAAATAGGAACCTCTGTTTCTGAACCGTAAGTCCCTACATCGATACCTGTATCAGATAATCCAAGAGATACTTGTGAAGTTGAAACAGTTGATTCTATACCTGTGCCTCCTGCAATTGTAAGTGTCTCTTCACCTAATTGTAATGTATCGTTGCCCCCTGTATCTGCCGAGATTTGAAGAGTTGAGATTTTAGTAACTTCATCATCAACATATTTCTTTCGAGTCGCATGATTATCACCTGTTGGATCAGATGTGGACAATGTTAACGAACCATTTATCGTTGTATCATCATTCACAGTAAGTGTCGAATCAATATTTACTTCACCGGAAACATTAAGTGTTGTTAATGTACCAATCGTTGTAATTGTTAACTGTGTTGATTGATTAACATTTCCTTCTAAATTAGCCACAAGGGTTCCAATATTTGTTTGTAATACATTAATTGTATCTATGGGGGCATCAGTTATATCTTTAAATATCTTAAATTTTCCAGAATCTGCATGGTCTCTTATAATTCCAGCATATTTTACTCCACCTTGATTATATGATCCATAGAAACCAATATCAACATCATCTGTAGCAGTTTGATCTGAAGCCAAAGAAATCAATGATTCATTTGTTTGAATAGTCTCTGTATTTATTGTTGTAGTAGTACCATTGATAGTTAAATTTCCTGAGATAATTGTATTACCATTCGCACCTGTAACAGAGAATACACTCGTAGTCCCTGTATCACTATATACATTTATGTCTTGATTATGGATTGAAAGTCCTCCCCCAGAAACTATCAAACCGTTTGTTGAGTCTATAGTTGTATTTGATTGAAAGATTGTTTCCCCTATTATTAAGTTATTCGTATTCGGATCCATCCTCATTATTTTATTATTAAAGACCAAATTATCAACGGCATGTATGCGGTTTGCCTGTATATTTTGAAAGTTAGCATCGCGGAGACAACCTAATTCAGCCATCCTTTATTATATTTAATATTTAAGTTATTTATTTTACTTTTTAAATTCATTTTTTAAAGATTAATTTCATTTTAATTTCATTTTAATTATTTTTTTATAATTTAATTTTAATTTACGTATTTTCCCAAAATTTTTTTCTATGTCTATAGTATAAAAAATATGGGAGGAGGATTAATGCAACTTGTCGCTTACGGAGCTCAGGATATCTACCTTACGGGTAACCCACAAATCACCTTTTTCAAAGTTGTCTACCGCAGACACACTAACTTCTCGATGGAAACTATTTCGCAAACTTTGAATGGATCTCAGACGGGTGTATCCGAAAACCAAACCGCTACATGCACCATTTCGCGCAATGGTGATTTAGTCCACAAAGTCTATGTTACTTTTGCGACCGACGCCGCCGACACCGAGGGTGGGTCTAAATTAGTCAAAGAAGTTGAGTTAGAAATTGGTGGTCAAAGAATCGATCGTCATTACCAGGAATGGAATGATGTTTGGAATGAATTGTCTACACCTGAATCAAAAGCGATAGGTCTAAAGTCCATGCAATTAGATGTTGGGACTGGTGGAGTAACCGGATCGGGTGTCACTAATGCCCATATTCCCCTTAACTTCTGGTTCTGCCGTAATCCCGGTCTCGCTTTACCTTTGATTGCCCTTCAGTATCACGAAGTGAAACTTAAATTTACATGGGGTGCTCTCTCTGGAACCCCGAATCCAGAGGTATGGTGTGATTATGTCTACCTTGATACAGATGAACGCCGCCGCTTTGCGCAGGTTTCGCATGAATACTTGATTGAACAGTTACAGAAGGAGGACAAAACCACGACCGTCGCTGCTACCAATCACAAATTAAACTTTAATCACCCAGTTAAGGAATTAGTATGGACATATGACGCATCCGCTACCATGAGTAAAATAAAACTTCAGTTAAATGGTCACGACAGATTTTCCGAACAGACTGAAGAATACTTTACCTTAAGACAGCCATTCGATTACCACACGGCTGTCCCTCGCCAGAATTTACCACTTGCTGGTCAGCAAACATTTTACAATGATAACCAAGGCACTATAGTATCTCCGACTACTGCGCTCGGCGACAATCTCAGTAGTGAAGTTTTTAAAGGTATCGGTGCGAACGGCGCGATTGGTGCAAATGAGTTCACATATGATTCCTCGACCGGCACACTTACGCTGATGTCTGCCACCATCACAACGGTTGATGACGATAAATTGGTTGCGGGCGATCAACTTTTAGTTAGTGTGACACAAGCTGAGTCGGCAGCTATTGTAGCTGGACAATATTTGGGCACAGTCAGTGGTGGTACGGGCATCTCTGGAACTTCCGGCTCCTTCTTGGATGCCGGCGGCCAGTCGATTACATTCGAATCTGGTCTAGTCAGAGTGGGGGATATTGCGGCAACTCTATTGGCGAGCACGGCAGCCGATGAAGCGGCCACCACTATTCTTCAGGTTGTCGGTAAATATACCCGGAATGTCTCTCAGGCCCGCACCTCCAAGATGGCCCGCAAGGTTGGTGTTTACTCCTTCGCCTTAAAACCCGAGGAACACCAGCCCTCTGGAACGTGTAACTTCTCTCGTATTGACAATGCACAGCTTTCTGAGACAACCACTGGCACTGGTGGAACTTTATCAGTATACGCTGTCAACTACAATGTCCTCCGTATCATGTCTGGTATGGGTGGCTTAGCTTACTCCAACTAAATAATATTTTATCTTTTCTTTTCATAACTCTTTTTTCAAAAAATAAATAAAATACTTATTATTTATTTGTTTACATTTCCCAAAATTTTTTTCTATGTCTATAGTATAAAAAATATGGGAGGAGGATTAATGCAACTTGTCGCTTACGGTGCTCAGGATATCTACCTTACGGGTAACCCACAAATCACATTTTTCAAAGTTGTCTACCGCAGACACACTAACTTCTCGATGGAAACCATCGAACAAACTATTAATGGATCATCCAAAGTTGGAACTGGAACTGGAACAGTCACTATTTCTCGCAATGGCGATTTAGTTCACAAGGTGTATGTTAATGTATCTGGATCCGACACTATGACTAAGGGATCAGGTATTGTTTCCGAAGTTGAACTTGAAATTGGTGGTCAAAGAATTGACCGTCATTATGAAGAATGGAATAATATTTGGAATGAATTATCTACAGATGAATCGAAAGCTGTTGGTCTTAAATCTATGCAATGTGATATTGGAACTGCCGGCGGAACAGGTGTTAATCTGGTTCAAGTCCCTCTTAATTTCTGGTTCTGCAGAAATCCTGGTCTTGCTTTACCTTTAATTGCCCTTCAGTACCACGAAGTCAAACTTAAGTTTACATGGGGGGGCGGCACAAGCGACTCTACTTCGACATGCAAGGTAATGTGCGACTACATCTACCTTGACACCGATGAACGCCGTCGCTTTGCCCAGGTTTCGCACGAATACCTCATTGAACAGATCCAGAGAGACTCTCTCAGTGGGACTAGCTCTGAAAAACTTAATTTCAATCACCCTGTTAAGGAACTTATCTGGCTCTCAGAGCCCACTAATGCATACAAAACCGCTCAACTTAAGTTGAACGGCCATGATCGCTTCTCCACACAGGAAGAAGAATACTTCCAGCTCAGACAGCCATTCGATTATCACACGGCTGTCCCTAAGCAGAATTTACCGAGTGCTGCACAGGTTTCTTTATTAGATAGACAAACCAAGTTAACTCCGGGAACGGATGGTACCACACCCACTTCACCGGTGTTCACTGCAGAGGCAGCCGCCAAGGCAGACCAGAACGAGGCCCTGACCAACGGGCAATGTCGGTTTCAAATTCTGAATGGGAGAATTTGCTTCGTTGGTGCCACCACCGCTCCCTTCGACCATGATCTCTTCGACACCCAAAACCCCGTGGGAACTGAATTTATATTAAATATTGATGGGTCATCCAAGAGGATTTTACGAGACGGTGGCATTGGGGCAGCGATTTCCACCACGTTCACTGGTCTAGGGGCCGACGCTACTGCCTTCGCAAACGCCGTCGCGGCTGCCGCGATCAACTTCGTCATAGAAGGAACAGTTATTGATTTAGACGATCTATCCGCTACTGAGAATGCATCATCTGTCGCGGAGAAATGCTCGCTCTTTACACCGACCAACAACAGCTCCAATCAGGCCCGCACCTCTCAAATGACCGAAAAGATTAACGTCTACTCCTTCGCTTTAAAACCCGAAGAGCATCAGCCATCGGGAACTTGCAACTTCTCTCGTATTGACAATGCTAAATTAGACTTCTCCACGGATGCCGGCACAACACCCCCAACCAGCAACATCTACGCCGTCAACTACAACGTCTTAAGGATCATGTCTGGTATGGGTGGCTTAGCTTACTCCAACTAAATTATAATTAATTATCTTTTCATAAAATCTTTTTCTAAATAAAATAAATAAAATACTTATTATTTATTATTTATTTGTTTACATTTCCCAAAATTTTTTTCTAAGTATAAGTATAAAACAATGGGGGGAGGATTAATGCAACTTGTCGCTTACGGAGCTCAGGATATCTACCTTACAGGTAACCCACAAATTACCTTTTTCAAAGTTGTCTACCGCAGACACACTAACTTTTCGATGGAAGCTATTTCGCAGACATGGAACGGAACATCAGATGGTGCAGACGGTCGTTGCACCGCCACTATTTCGCGTAATGGTGATTTAGTTCACAGAATGTATTTGGAAATCACTTATGGAACCGTCGCCAACAAGACGCATGACAATCCGGGTGCTTCTCTTATTAACAATGTTGAATTAGAAATAGGTGGTCAAAAAATTGATAAACATTCCGGACATTGGATGGAAACTTGGGCTGAATTAACTGAACCCAATCCCACAGGTAATATAGCCACCGACAACAACAAAAATGGAACATTGTTCCAGAATATGTCTGGTATGGGAGGTGTAAAAGGGGATTCGGGATTTGCTCAACACGATAAATTATTTGTCCCCCTTCAGTTTTGGTTCTGCCGTAACCCGGGTCTTGCTTTACCGTTGATTGCCCTTCAATATCACGAAGTCAAAGTTATTCTTGACCATACTATGAACGCAAGTGTCGGTAATGGTACTAATCAATTATGGGCTGATTATATCTACCTTGATACGGATGAACGCCGTAGATTCGCCCAAGTTAGCCATGAATATCTTATTGAACAAGTTCAAGAACAATCTCTTGGTGCTGGAGGCGGTGATCTCAATTTTAATCATCCAGTTAAGGAATTAGTATGGTCTGCAAAAAGTGGTAAAGTAGACGCCACAACCTCGGCACCGGCGGCCGGCGGGGCTATTCAACTTAAATTAAATGGTCATGATCGTTTTGCTGCCCGTGATTTCCGTTATTTCACTAGAACTCAGGTATGGGGACACCATTCCGGTGGTGGTGGACTAAACAGCGATGGCACTGGAGCTGGTAATTTCGATGATTCTATTGGTGTCTACTCCTTTGCTTTAAAACCCGAAGAACATCAACCATCAGGAACTTGTAACTTTTCTCGCATTGATAATGCACAACTTAATGGGATCGACGACGCTACAACTGTTTTCGCCGTCAACTACAATGTCCTCCGTATCATGTCTGGTATGGGTGGTCTCGCATATTCCAACTAAAGTTGAAATATACTCGATAACTTTGTTATTTCCCGCGTAATCCAATTAATTAATCTATTTATCTTTTCTTTTCATAACTCTTTTTCTAAATAAAATAAATCTAAAGAATTTATTTGAATCTTAATTTGTTTACATTTCCCAAAATTTTTTTCTATGTATATGTTATAAAAACAATGGGAGGAGGATTAATGCAACTTGTCGCTTATGGAGCACAGGATATCTACCTTACAGGTAACCCACAAATCACCTTTTTCAAAGTTGTCTATCGCAGACACACTAACTTTTCGATGGAAGCCATCCAACAGACATGGAACGGATCCGAGACGGCCGCCGGTGGTCGTTGCACGGCAACTATTTCTCGTAATGGTGACTTAGTTCACAGAATGTATTTGGAATTAGATGGGACGACCTCGACCAGTGACAATCCTGGATCTTCGGCTATTGTAGATGTTGAATTAGAAATCGGTGGACAAAAGATCGACAAACAAACAGGAGCATGGATGGAAGTATGGGCAGAATTAACCGAACCAAACCCTTCAGGGTACATAGGAGTCAGTGATGGCACCAACTCCACCGGTACATTATTTCAAAATATGAGTGGAATGGGTGGAGCCTACTCCAACGCCGATGCGACGAAACACTTCGTCCCATTAAATTTTTGGTTCTGCCGCAATCCCGGTCTCGCTTTACCATTAATTGCCCTTCAGTATCACGAAGTAAAGGTAATATTGAACCATAATGTGGTTACATACTACACCAGCACCCCGTCTAATAAATTATGGTGTGATTACATTTACCTTGATACTGATGAACGTCGTAGATTCGCACAGGTATCTCATGAATATTTAATTGAACAAGTACAAAGTCAGAGTTGGAGTTCCACTTCAAAAGATCTTAATTTCAATCACCCCGTCAAGGAATTAATATGGCATAAAAATTTTGATGCCGGTGAAACTATTGCCGCGTTGGGTACTCTCACGAACACCTGGCAACTTAAACTTAATGGACATGATCGTTTCGCAGCCAGGGATACTCGTTATTTTACTAGAGTTCAAGTATGGGAGCATCACTCAGGTTGTGGAGGTCTCACCACCGATGCCACCGCCGGCGACGGGAATTTTGTTGATGGGATCGGTGTTTATTCTTTCGCCCTTAAACCAGAAGAGCACCAGCCATCTGGAACCTGTAACTTCTCTCGTATTGACAATGCTCAATTAGATTCATCAATGGGTGGAACTTTCACCGTATACGCCGTCAATTACAACGTCCTCCGTATCATGTCTGGTATGGGTGGCCTCGCATATTCCAACTAAATAATTAATCTATTTTCATAACTTTCTATCCAATTTTAAAGAATCTAAAAAATTCTTTATGTCAAAAATCAAAATTTTTTTCTATGTATATGTTATAAAAACAATGGGGGGAGGATTAATGCAACTTGTCGCTTATGGAGCACAGGATATCTACCTTACGGGTAACCCACAAATCACCTTTTTCAAAGTTGTCTATCGCAGACACACTAACTTCTCTATGGAATCGATTGCGCAGACCTTCAACGGGACTGCTGATTTCGGTGGTTCAGTTTCAGCAACCATTTCAAGAAATGGTGATTTAGTCCACAGAATGTATTTAGAACATGATGCGGCGTTTGAGAGTAAAGCGAGCAACAACTCTATAGCTGTTTGCTGTGATTATGGGAGTCATTTAATGAAAGAAGTTGAATTAGAAATTGGTGGTCAAAGAATTGATAAACATTACGGACACTGGCATTCTGTTTACTCTCAGTTAACTGAATCTAACCCAACTGGATCTCAGGATACTTTATTCAATAAAATGTGTGGAAATGGTACGGGTACGGATTCTATGGAAACTACAGTGACCCGTAACGGTTTCACCAACTCCTCACCAAACACGCCACAACTATCAACAGCTAAATTATTTATTCCGTTATATTTTTGGTTCTGTCGTAACCCAGGTCTCGCTTTACCATTAATTGCTCTGCAATATCACGAAGTTAAAGTAAAAATCACATTTGAAACAATTGATAATTTAACAGCAAATGATACGGATGCTGGTAATTTCGCGGCAGCAAATACTACCGCCGGAGCAAAAAAATCGGCAGCAGGAAATGATTTTAAATTATGGGCAGATTATATCTACCTTGATACAGATGAAAGACGTAGATTCGCTCAAGTTTCACATGAATATTTGATCGAACAATTACAATATGAAAGTAAATCAGGGGGTACTATGGATCTCAACTTCAATCATCCAGTTAAGGAATTAATTTGGAGCGGTGTTCGTGTAACTGGTACGGACGCCTTCAGCGACACTGTGCCTGCCCAAGCGGAAAACTTATATGAAAGACCCACCATTTCAGGAGCATCCACCTATCAACTTAAATTAAATGGTCACGATCGTTTTAAAGAAAGAGATTATAGATATTTCACAAGAACTCAAATTTGGGAAAGTCACACCGGATATGGTTCTAGTGGTGTACCTGATTCAATTGCTGTATACTCTTTCGCTCTCAAACCCGAAGAACACCAACCTTCTGGAACTTGTAATTTCTCTCGCATTGATAATGCTCAATTAGTAGATGGAAATGCCACCGCGATTAATGTCTATGCCGTTAACTACAATGTCCTCCGTATCATGTCGGGTATGGGTGGTCTCGCCTACTCCAACTAAAGATTTATTTTTTGATAAATCATAAACTAAAAATAAAATTATAAAATTAAATTAATAAAGAGTATTCATAACATTTTGGATTTCTTCATTTGTTACTTTTCTTTGTGAAACATTAACAACTAATTCTGTTAGTGTTTTTAAAACCTCTACCTTTTTTTCTTCTGATAAATTTTTAGATTCACCTACTAATGTATATTCATCTAAATTTTTAAAATGATTGTGTTCTCTGAATGTAGATCCACCTTCTCCAATCCAAATTTGAAGGACTTCAACAACTTTTTCAAGATTATCTAAATTTTCATCAACTTCAGAACCTTCTTTCAATAATTCTTCAACATTTCTTCTTCTAATTTCATTACCCGACCATTTTCCTAAAACATCAACAAGAGTTTTTAAAGAACATAAATTATCTGATACAACTGGGGCAGCTTCTTCGGCTACAGCGGTAGCTTCCGCTTCCGCTTGGACTCTTGCAGCAGCATCGGCAGCAGCTTCCGCTTGGACTCTTGCAGCTTCCGCAGCGGCAGCAGCTTCCTCTAGCTGCTTC